AAAAAGAGATTCTATCTGAAAACAAAAACCATAAAAACCCACAAATCCATAAACCCACAAAAAGACTAAAGAAAAGACTAAAGATCTTTTTTTTGTTCCTGTCTGACTCTTGCTCTTTGTTCTCGTCTAACCTTCAAAAAAAGTTGAAATGGATGACATTGGGATGCAGTAATTGTGGTTGTCCCTCTACATCCACACTGTCTTTCTGTCTTCTGCCTCCTGCAAAGTAATAGAAATCGCAATGGCTTCCGCCGCAATCCGCATTCCGCGGAAGCAGTTGGAGTCCCTCGGCTGGACGCCCGGCATCGTCCGCGGCATCCTCCGTGTCGTTGGCCTGAAGCCCACTCGGTACAACGAGAACATGGAGCTCATCCGCAGCCTCATGCTTCCGTCTTCTACTGATGGCCGCGACCAGTCTGTTGTACCCGGCTGCGACTGTGCTCAGTGCCATCAGGCTTCTACAAGCGTCGCTTCTTTCCTTCCCGCCTACGGGCCGGAGGGATCGCCCGGCTACTGGACCCCGATTCCGGGTCGCGTCTGCACGCGGGAGTCTTTTGACCCGCAACGCTTCTTCTTCCACGTACTGAAGTGGAAGGGCGCGCAGAAGGTCAATGACTTCTTTCGCGGTCCACGGAAGTCAGTCCGACTGGACAAGAAGAAGGTCGCGGCGGCTATCGCCGCACAGGATCTCTACGCCGACGCCCCCGATGGAGCAGAGCACAAGATGCTTCGCCGCAAGTTTCTTAACGAGGCTGTCCGCCTTGCCATGCTCTGCTCCCCCGAGGGATATGGTGAAATCCAGCAGCACAGCATCCGCCGCTGGGAGTCTGAGCGGATGAGCAGAAGGGCTCGGGCATCTATCGCTTCCGCCTAGACTAAAAATAAAGACAAAAAAAGATAAAAATTACTTATTTTTTGTTCCTTGGAGAATACCTTTCTTGTCTTGCATTTCACTCAAAAAAGTTGAATTAGATGATCCAGATACTAATAATTGGGTTATATCACAGTATCCCACAACTTCTTCCTTCAAGCAATCCTGCAAGAAATGTCCGCTTCCGCAATCTTCTCGTCCGACGACATGGACCAGTTCGCAGCAGCAAACAAGAAGATCGTAATGGAGGAGAAGCAGCGGCTTCTTCAGGAGTGGGCGGCAGATGCGTTGGTGGACGCTATCTTGAACCCCAAGTCTCCGTCTCGGGTCAACCATCTTGAGACGCCCGTAGAGCAGATTAGGGCAGAGCTGGCTTCTGGCAAGACCTCTGCACTTGTTTGGAGCGCCAACCATGCCTTCTTCAAGAAGGACTCCAGCCCTCCAGGTCTGGATTGCCGCGGGGAGATCTTCAAGGGCAAGATTGAGCATCATTACTGGTGCTACGATGAGCATGATAACTTCCGCACTCCTACAGTGGAAGATGTTGCTCGCTCGTCTCGGGTTCATGAGATTCTCCGCAATCCCCGTCCTGGCTTCTTCAAGGCCGGAAGCCCGCAGACTACCATCCTTGCTGTTGTCAAGCACACGGACTTCTTGTCCCTACTTGCTTCTCGGTTTGGAAACAAGTTTACCTGCTCCTACACCTTGGAGCAGAGCGGGGAGGAGACGCAGTATTGGACTCCCTACGTCATCAGGATCTTCCTTCAGTTCTGGCCCCATGGACTAGAGAAGTCCAAGGCGGAGAAGATTGCCAAGGCGAAGGCGGACTTTGACAAGCGGAGCGAAACCATCATCGTCTCTTCCTGCATCACCTGCAAGAAGATGCTGACTCGTGCGAACCGGATTGAGTCTGCCTGTTCCAAGGACTGTCACTGCCATGAGCATGATGGCTACTTCTGCTCTGACAAGTGCATGGGACCCTACTTCCGCCGCGCCTAGATAGCGCAATAAAAAAGAAACCACAGTTTCTTCTCCTGCCCTTTAGGGTGGGTTCTTTTTAATGTATTTTCTGCTGCGTAAGATATTTCCCTACATAAAATTTGAATAACCCTGTTGCAGAGTAGTTAATTGGCTAATTGTAGAAAGAAATCTTGTTAAAATGATGCCACTTGTTGTTGCTGTTGCAATCAATGTCGCTGCAATTGGCTACGCAGCGTTTCTATCCTGTCTTCTGTGCATCATGATCTTCTACTTCTTCATGGATGGTTGCTTTCCTAGGTGGCGCGACTAGATTCTTAAATAAAAGGGCTGCTGGCCTATTTTTTGTAATTCTTTCATGTTGTTAATCAAAAAATTGAAAAGTACCAACCAACAATATTAATTGGGTCTGTTAACTGCATATCCACCTCTACCGTCTGTAATCGCAAGAAATGGCCTTCGCTTCTAGCAACGAAATCAACGCAATCGCGGTGGAGAACCGCAAGTTCCACAAGCAGACGATGGTGGACTGGATGAACCGCACGGCGGCAGATCCGATCTTTAAGTTCCTTGCTGCTGAGATGGACAAGAAGAAGGGCAGCATCTTGGCTAACCTTGCTGCCTCAGCAAAGAAGCAGTACATTCCGACTGCGGTGATCTTTAGCCTCAACGAGTGTGTCTTTGACAAGAAGCCTGGAAGTCGGGAGGATTGCAGGCATGATCCTGTTATTCAAGTCGGACCTCTGACGCGGAAGAGGACTGTGCTGGAGTTTGTCACGGAAGTCCGCTCATGGTCCCACGAGACGCCCGCCTCCATTATCCCCGACGAGTTTTGGGAGTTCGGCGGAAAGGCACCTGATGACCAGAATGACTTCTACCAGACGCTCAAGGAAAGTGATTCTCTTCGTCTGCTGGAGAACCATCTCGGAGATAACTTCTCTTGCCACGTGGATCGCAAGCAGATTTATCGCTTTAGCCAGTATACTCAGTATCAGGTGGAGGTCAGCGTTCAGTTCCACCTGACAAAGCGACCCGACTGGCGGAAGGAGCAGATCGCCGCCGCAGTTAAGCGCTACGAGGTGCGGCAGAAGGCAATTGCTGAGGATCGCCGGATGGATCGCTGGCAGATTCTTTGGGATGAGGATGAGAAGCTAGCAGAGCAACTGGAGTCAATTCCTTATCCCTTTACCGGTCTAAATGCCTTCAAGGTCGTAGAGATTACGGCCCGCCGGAAGGCTATCTATGCGGAGATGTATCCCGAGGATGGACCGGAGTATGATCAGGATGATCTCAATAAGGCTGCAGTCGCGAATCGTCACGGCTTCTAAACAAGAAAAAAACAGAACAAAACAAAAACAAAAAACTTATTTATTTTTTGTAAATCCTTCCAGTAAAAATTGAACTCTTGCATTCTGTTCTATAAATTAAAATGGAATGCAGGATGTCTGACATAAAGATGCTGAGCAATGAAAAACGGCAACAGTACGAAGATGAAATTAAATATATCACAAAGAAAATTAGACATCAGATTACTCCAAATACTAAAAAAGATTGGGAAAGTCTGCTTATTTATCGTAAGATGATCTTGGCTAGAGATAATTTGTATCTTATTATGAATTCTAGTGGACTAAAAGATGAAATGTATAAGAAAGAATTAGATACTTATCTTAATCTTATCAGTCAATATGAAAAAACACCAAGGAGAATTGAATATCAAAAGAAACAAACAGCAATTGAACTTAATAAATTTTGCACCTCTGTAAAAATAGATTCTAACATAGTTTCTTGCGATTGGCTTCCTTATGAAGAAACTGAGTCTGTTACTCTTGTTCCTCTTGTTCCTCCTCCAGTTAACCATATCAATTGGTCTTTACCCCAACCTGATGACCTTGATGATCTTTATGCATAAAAATTTAAATTGGCAGTGCAGAATAAAGCGGATAAGATATTTTTTATCTTAAAGAGTATAATACATAATTTTAAAAAATTATAATAGGTTCTTTGCAGAAAAAATAATTATGTGATTCTTTTAGCTGATGTCTTTTCCCAAAATTCCAAGTGTTGAGAATTCTTCCTTAGTTCAAGCAGGAGATAATTCTACTACATTTGAATTACCTCCAATTACCTATCTTGCAAGCGGACTTCTTGGTGATTTTGTTCATCAACTTTCAATAGTCAATGAAAAATATAGAATAACAGGAAGGAAAGGAATTATTTATATGACAGAAAGCCTTGAATATTTCCGATGGGGACTTGTGCGTACTTACGAGGACATTAAGCCTTTTCTTCTAAAACAGAACTATATTTATGATTTAAGAATTCATGATGGATGTTTGTGCGATATAAACTTAAGCATTTGGCGGTATAATTCTAATTTTAATTCTTGGCACGCTATTTTTAAACATAATTATGATGTCTCTTGGTCAGAAACTCCCTGGTTTCGCACACAAGGAATGACTAAGTATAAAAATACTGTCTTTATTTCAACGTCTCCAGCACGGTTCCTGAAAGAATTTAATTACATTAAATTGATCATTATTCTTGGACCTGATGTCCGATTTCTTGCATCAGAAAAATCAAATTATGATCACTTTGTAATATCAACTGGTATTGAGATTCCACTTGTTCTTGCTTCCTCATTTACGGAAATGGTAGATGCAATTCAGGGATGTGCCCTATTTGTAAGCACGCTATCTGCTCCACTTGCCATTGCTGATGCCCTTCATAAGAAGCGATTAGCTCTCCAGTCATGGTCTAATTATATTGAAGCCGGAACAAATCCATCATTTATAACTCCTATAAGTAATCTGAATTTAATACATTTATAAAAAATTGAAATGCCTTGCACCACATAATAAAGTGGGCAAAATGTTTTCTTTCTCAAAGGTTGTAATGGAGGATTTTAAGAATCTGTCTGTAATTGGTCTGTTTGTCTTTGTACTCCACTCAAATCAGTGGACTCGTTTTCTTGCAGAAATCTCATTTCTTGTATATCTAGGCATCTATGTCTACCAGAATCACAAGAGGATCTCAAATGCTAGGGTTATTATTCGTAATAGGCTTGATTTCTCCAAGGTTGTTGGAGATACCAAGGTAACTGATCCGATTGTGTTTGGAGATATGACTCCTATCACTCGTAGTCGTAAGAAGCGTCGGGGTTCTGATTAAGTAGCGAAAAAATTAACAAAAGATAAAAAAATTATTTTTTTTAAAAAATTGAAAGCCCATTTTGCAGAATATTTAATCAGAAGGTGAAAATGTCAAGCAATATGAATTCCGGAAAGCCCACAAAGGCCGAGAATAAGGCAATGCAGTGTAATGCGAAGACGAAGAGTGGAAATCAGTGTAAGCTGGCTTTTGTAGACAGCACTAAGTTCTGCCCTGTCCATCAAAGTGTTAAGATGATGGTAAAGGTTACTCCTCCTGCCATTCCCGCTTCTGCTAAGCGGATTGTTAAGGAGGTGCAGGTTTCAGCAGAGCAGCGGCTTTCTACACTGAAGGCCCGCTACACTCTTCTTGCAGCACAGTACAATACTATTGCTGATGAGATGGGGCAGATTGATGATGAGATTTCTTCACTAGAGGCTACTTCTGGTAAGCCGATGAAGGCAACCACTCCTTCAGAGCGCTGTCGTTCTAAGACTAAGCAGAAGACTCAGTGCAAGCTTGCTAAGATGTCTGGTTCTGATAATTGCTCTATCCACAATCAGTGATCCAACAATTTACAATTTAATAATAAATCCTCATATTCTTTCTTAATTTTCTCAATATCATTTGAATAATGAATATTAAGTTTTTTACTTCTCATATATTCATTTCTTTCATACCGTTTTGTCATTCGGTTAATTGTATATAATAATCCCATCTTATTCATGTGTTTTAGATTATATTTTTTTTCACTGTAGTTTAAAGTTCCTACAGGAATGCATGAATGTGAACCAGGATTATAATTCATTTCAATAATTTTTTCACGTAAAAAACATGCATTCTTTCCCATAATAGGATTTTCTACATATTTATTTATAGAATTTAAATCTATATCAGATAAATCAAGCATTACACTTTCTCCAAGCATTTCTAACCCTTTAAAATTTAAAATACTTGTTCCCTGTTCAAATTCATAAAGTAAATCTTTTTCATCTATGCAAAGCCATTCATCCATATCTATCATAATTATCCAACCTTTCTTAACTTCTTTCCAACAATTATTCCTGTAATGTCTTAGAACTCCTTCATGCTGAATATTATCACTAGAAAATAAATAAACCTTGCAGCCTAAGGATAATCCAATATCAACTGAATTATCAGAGGAAAAATTATCTAAAATTGTTATAATACAAGAAGGAAATTTTTTTCTATAATAGCCTATTGTATGCGGTAAGAGTACAGATTCATTATAACACAGTATGAAGATTGATACCTCCATTTTTAAAAAGACAATAATTTATATGGACTAAATAAACTTATTAAAATAGTATTTTATAATAGGATGAAACATGATTTTATTTTAATTTCTATTCTTCTATTCTTTATAATTTGGTTGGAAGCAAAGAAGTATATGTTAAGAGAAGAATTTGAAGATTTTAATTTTTCAGATACTTGGAATGGTCTTTATTCTATGTCTACTATAGCATATTGGGTCTTTATGTTAGCTATCTTTGGTCCAATGGTCTATGTAGCATTTATTCCTGCATTATAAAAATTGAAATGGTTTATTTCAATTGAATTTATTGAAAGTGCTCTTACATTCCAAACTGTAAAATGTCAATCATGAAAGTAATCTACATGCAGCAGGCTGATCTGCTTAAGAAACAAATTGCTTCATTGCAAGAGAAGCTGGCACAGGTTGAAATAATTCTTCTTGTTTTTGAGCCAAAGGTAGAGCTTGTTCTATCTCCTCCTGCACAACCTTCTTCTCCTTCCATATCTCCTGCAAATGAAAAGAAGGATGTCCTATCATTAATGAAGAATTCAGAGCCTCTTCGTATCTATACTGATTATGGCCGCAAGATTCTTGCAGAAGGTATCTTTCATCAAGATGCTTCTGAGAAGAAGGGTTATCATGTCTATGATAATGAGACAAGGAAGACTTACAAGTCTTTTACCAACTGGTCGCTTTCAAAGAAGAAGGAAAAGAATCCATCATTAAAGGCAGATAATGGTTTCACTTCTGTTCACGTAAATCGTGATGGAAAGTGGATCAAGATTTCTGCGTTATCTTAGAATTGAAATAAAAAATAAATAAAATAAATGCCAATCATCCAGTCTATGAAGATTGATACAACAAATACAAAAACAAAATTATGTGAACTTGGTGCTTTTTTACTAAATGATAAAAGTCCTTATGCAATTGATGGACATAGACATGCTTACACTGGAATATACACTCTTTTTTTTGCTCGTTTTGCTGAGAATCCTGTAGTTATTGCAGAACTTGGTATTAATAATTGTTCGTCTATGGCTATGTGGTATAATTATTTCAAACATCCTGATACAAAAATTTTTGGATTTGACTTAATTATGAATCATATAAATCATCTTAATAGTCTAGAAGGTGAAAATATCAAAGGTCTGTTTATGGATGTAACAAAAGATGATAGTATTGTTAATGGTCTTGCTCAAATTGGAAATAAGATTGATATCTTATTAGATGATTCTTCTCATATTTTTGAAGATCAAATTAGAATAATTAAGAAAGGATTGTCCTTTGTAAAATCAGGTGGCTTAATTATTATAGAAGATATATATCGTGATAGAAATGAGGCGGATTATGAAGAGGCTTTAAAAGATGTTCTTTTTCGGTTCTCTTTTGCAACATTCATTCTTCCAACTCATATTAATGAATTCTGCGGCTCATCCAATAACTCTAAACTACTTGTCTTGATTAAAAAATAGATTAGTTTAAATAATATTAATTTAAAATATTAAATAGTAATGAGTAATAACGTAATAACAATTTGTTTAATAATAGTTTCCTCATTTGAACCACTTTATCTGGCTTGTAATGAAATTACAAGAAAACAATGTGAATTATATAAGATTCCTGTGTTTTTTCTTTTTAACGGAAAATTACCACAAAATTATATTCTCAAAAATGATGAACGTTTTCTTGAACATACTAATGAGTCTCAAAAACCCTACATGTTTCTTAAATTTAAAAATATGCTAAAAGAAATTTATGATAACGCAAATCCAGACTTTATCTTGAGATGTAATTCAACTACATTTATTAATTTTAAAAGACTATTTAGTCTAGTTACAACTTGCCCTAAAGAAAAACTTATTGCTGGACCTTTCATGTACGCAACTGGCTTTAAATTTCTTAATTTATTCTGTCAAGGAACAAATATTTTTTTTTCAAATGATGTTGCTAAAAGATTAGCGTACGATACTAATGAAAATAATCCTAAAATATTTGAACATGACGATGATGCAGCTATAGATATCTTAGTCCGTGATTATGCTCAAAAATATGATCTAACTTTTTGTACACATAGAATTGAAAATTGTGTCAGTGTACCTAAATTCCAAGATATTATAATAAAACCTAATCATATTTTCTTCCGTGTGAAAAATAATGTTCCTAATAGAACAGAAATTGATTATGAAATATGGAAAATTCTTTACCATCTTTTTGATGTTATTCATTACCATAATAACTTTGAAACATGGGGAATGTGGCATCCATATATATAAAAAAAATTTGACCCCATAGCAGAAAAGAATAATTTACAGCCATGCTCCAAACAATTCTTAAGGAATGGGGTGTAAAATCCAATGCTAAATCTATTGGTGATGTTAGACTAAAATCTTTGCCTCTTGCACAAGAAACTGTTGTCCAAAAGAGAAGGATAATCTTTGAAAGATCCGGTGTTAAATATACAATTAATACTGCATCTTCTATTGCGAATGGAATGAATGGAAAACTTTATAGTGCGTGGTCTTTTGATAATGATAAGATATATCTTCCTCTAATTGCTAAACGTGTCCCTGCAAATCTTAGTTCTTTCAAAGAATCTGTCATGCAAGCATTAGCCTATGAAGAGCAATCTAAAAATATTCCTCAGATTTACTCAATCTTTAGAACAAAATATTATATCTGGATCTTTATGCAAGATCTACGATATGTTACAAAGAAAAATGTTACTTCCTATTGCCTTCATAATTGGTTAGAAAATGCATCTATAATCTATTCAAGATATCTTTATCCTGCTGGTATTCGTAAGATTATTAAGACTGTCTTAAAAACAATTCTTGCTCTTTCACTAAAATTCTCCTTTTGTCACGGAGATCTTCATGTTGGAAATATCTATATCCAAAGTTCTAGGCACAAGATTCGTCGGGTTATTCTTATTGATTTTGGTTACTCTATGATTGCTAATGGATCTAATCATTCTAGTTCTCCTTACTGGCTTTCTTACAAGGATGGTATTGATGGTGCAATCTTCCTTTGGTCTCTTTATAACTCAAGTGCATTGCAGATATCTGCTGATTCTTCTTTATTAGCATGGATTTCTAGCAAGTTACTTCTTACAAATGGAGTTGATCTGAAGAGTTTTAAAAATCTCAAAGATGTCTATGAAAAGTTGGAGAATTCTAGCAGTGATGATCTAATTGGTCTAAAGATTTCTACTCTTGTTTCCGAATTCGCTAATATTTAGTTTTATATATTTTAATTTTTCATCTGTTTCTTTTGCTTTCTATTCTTCCTTATCTTCCTTGTCTTTCTTTCATTATGATCTACTTCGCTATAACTGCCACAAGGAAGCCATCTACGAGCTCCTCTTGTTATTTTCCCGCATAAAGAAGATTGGCGTTTTCCTAAACTTCTTTTTCTTTGTATAAGTTCTTTTATATTTCTTTCTAATGTATATTTCATGTTAGCAATATTGTTTTCTGAATTAACAATAGCCCAATTAGGATTAGTTTTAAGACGTTCCATCTGAGCAAGTTTAACTCGTAAATCATCATCTTTTAACCATTTTTCTGGAATACTATTAAAATCACCTCTAGGATAAAAAAATACTTTTTGGGGTTCCATTTTACCTACTATATGCAAATTTATTTCTTTGAGGAATTAGATAAATTTGATTTTTTGTTTATAGATCTTTTCTTGCAAAATGTGTTGTAATTTTCCACGCTTTGTCGCCTTATACAGACCTTCTGAAGATGGTTATCAAATTATCTTTAATGATGAAGGATCATTAAAAATAATGACTTCTGTTTGTGGTGAAAAGGTATCTTATATTGTGCAGAAATCTAAGGATTATCCTCTTGATGATATGTTTCAGGTATTTGTTAATGCCTCAGGTAAAGAATTATATTACTGGCCAACAGGTTATGAACTTCGCAGAATTGTTCCCCGATCTTGGAACGAAAAGAAGTCCGCTATTTATCCAATCTTCCAATTCTTGAATCCTCCAGTTGGTCTTACACATACTGTTATTAAGACATCTGGTTCTTCATTTAGCTCAGATACAGTTTCTTGCATGAGAATTCTTCGGTCAGCGGCTATAAAAGAAAGAAATGAATTTAGAATTATTACCTGATTCGTTTATTAATTTATTTTAAAAGATTTTTTTTTATTATATGTCATCTGAACAATCTAAATATACAGGACAACTTGTTAGTGGTGTAAAGAATAGTTCTCAGTCACTCATTGATTTTCAAAAGCATTATCCTTCATGTGAATTTTTGCATAAATTAGTTGAACATTTTTATATTTTTTGGGAAATTTATGAAACTTGTAATAAGAAATGGCACGGAACTTGTGGATCTTATCTTTTTAACGGTATTATTTATGATTATGATTCTTCCATGTATGATAAACAAAAATTACTCTATGAATCTGGTAAAAATTCAACGAATTTTCTGGAAGTTGGAGTTTATCTAGGTCATTCATTATTTATTCTACTTCTAGCAAATCCCTCTTTAACTGCTCATTTAATTGATATAGATGATACTTTTAGTTATCCAGCAATTCAAATTCTTGCGAAATATTTTCCTAAAGCTAAACTTCATTTCTATAAAGGAGATAGTCTTGAAGTCTTGCCAAAAATTAATCATAAGTTTGATTTATTTCATATTGATGGATTACATATAGATGAACATGTTGAAAAAGAATGGATTTATTGCACAAAATATTTTATGCCAAAGGATGTTACAATAATTTTTGATGATTGTGATTGCTGTAATAATACTCTAAATAAAGTAGCAAATTCTCATCTTCCAAATTTTAAACCTTCTAGAGTAATATTTACAATTTGCTCCTGCAGAAATGCAACCGTTAAGTATAATTATCATCTATAGATTCTTTTAAATTCATAAAAAAATTGAATACCAGTTTGTTGGTGACCTTGCATTAGAGTGTTTATTCTGTAAGAAAATAATTTGAAATGGCTTCCACTTCTGCCTCTGTAATGATGCCCGTCCCTATTCCGGACGAGTTTCTCTGCCCAATCACCGGCGAAATTATGACCGATCCGGTCAATGTCTGCGCTGAGGGACATATCTTTGAGCGCGCAGCTATTAATCGCTGGTCTGCTGAGGGACATAACAACTGTCCATCCTGTCGGACTCCACTTGGATCGCATCGGCCCGAGCGTCATCTTAAGACCTTGATTCAGGCTTGGCTAACAGCAAATCCATCTATGAGTGCATCTAGTGCAAATCCTTCATTTAAGGATGCAACTCTTCACCTGACTAGCTCTACCTTCGCAGATCCTAACAATGGAAAGAACTTTCTCCATATCCATGCTGAGTGTGATCCTTCTACACGACAGCCTATTGTGGTTCTCATTGCATTGGATAACTCTGGCTCCATGGCTGAGTTGATTGACCCTGATAACAAGGAGATTCTGTATACTCGTATGGATCTGGCTCGGCATACTGTTAACGTAGTTGCTAACATGCTCGGGCCAAATGATTCACTCGGTGTCGTATCCTTCAGCACCAGCTCAAAGATGATTATGAATCCAACTCCGATGAATGATGCAGGAAAGGCAAAGATCAAGATTTTACTTCAGAATGTTCAGCCTGATGGTTCAACTAACATTGATGCGGCTGTTCGTGCTCTTATGAACATGACGAATGTTCTTCAGATGAGTGGTAAGAATGTCTTTGCTGCTCTTCTGACTGATGGGGAGGAAACTGTTATTCCTTCTCCTAGCGGGACAGTAAAGGCTCTTTCCCGGCTTGAGATGAAGAATCAGTGGAACTTTTCCACCTTTGGTTTTGGATATAGTCTAAACTCAGTTCTACTTTCTCAACTTTCTGAGATGCCTACTTCCGGTGGATCTTTTGGGTTTATTCCTGATCTGACTATGATTGGTACCATCTTTATTAACTGGATCGCAAATGCTCTTTCTACTGGTGTTCGTAACACAGAGATTGGATATTCAGTGAATGGCTCTGAGCCTGTTGTCATCCATTCTGGTCCAATTTCCCTCTGCCAGCCTCGTGATTTCCTTATCCAGATTCCCGCTGATGCGACTGTTAAGATTCACCATAATGGCTTGGTGGTAGATGCTCTTCCATCTACTGCACCTGAGTTGGTTCTTGCACAGCATTACTATATGGAAGCGATTGAGCAGATGATCTCAGTTGCTGGTTCTGGCCGCACCGATGCAACCTTCAGCATTCTTGCAAAGGTTATTCAGCACTTTGCGGATTCTACCAATCCTGCTGTCAAGGCTCTTCTACGTGATATTGAGTCGGCTGATCCTACTGAGGGTCAGATTGGAATGGCTGGACGCTACTGGAACAAGTGGGGTGCTCATTATGCCCGCTCTTATCTTCGTGCACAGAAGCTGCAGCGTCGTCTTAACTTCAAGGATCCTGGTTCTCTGATCTATGGTGGTTCAGATTCTTCCCTGTTTTCTCAACTAGTAACTGCTGGGGAGCAGACTTTTATGACTCTTGAGCCTCCTCTTCCAAGTGGTCAGTCTTACTCTTCAAATGCTGCACGTCCTAATCCTACTACAGCCCAGGTTTCAGCCTATCTGACACAACAGTCTATGTCTGCGTACAGTGGAGGATGTTTTCAGGGCGATATGCTCGTTCGTCTTGCAGATGGTGAATACAACTATCTTAAGTGCCTCCGGCCTGGTGACTCTGTTTGGACTACTACTGGTTCTGCTGAGATTATTGCACTTGTTACGATCGGTCATGCCAAGGCAAAGAGTCTGATTATGAGCAAGGTTCAGAACTGCGTCCTTACACCTTACCATCCTTATCTTAATGAGCAGGGTCAGTGGGTCACTGGCATGGATACAGTTGGTTCTGAGCCGGTGGATATTACGACTGTCTACAATCTTGTTCTTACCAATGGTCACATCATTGATGTCGGCGGAATTAAGGCTTGCACTCTTGGCCACGGTTTTAAGGGTCCTGTCATTGAGCATCCTTTCTTTGGCACTGAGGCTGTTATTAATGATCTGAAGAAGTGTGATGGGTGGGCTTCTGGTTATCCGAGCTACAAGAATCTTGAGGTCCGAAGGGAAAATGGCGTTATCGTGGAGTGGTTTGATACTATGTAAAAAGTAGGGTGGATGCATGTTCTTCCAAAACACCAAAAATATAAAAATATGTACGGACAAAAAGAATTATTCTGGGGATTAGGTATTGAAGAAGAAACTTACTTACAATTTATAAAACCTATTTTTGTTGCAACTCCTTTAATAAGACAAAATCATACAGAAGAAAGATATAGTGTTAATTACTATTCTAGTTTCTTACCAGAGTATTGCAAGTATTTTGAAACACAGTTTCCCGATGCTTCTGGTTTTATTCCTCTTCCTTATTTTGTGAATAGTCATGCTCTATCTAAATGCGATACGAACGGATTTCATCAGACAACTTATGCAAAGATACCAAAACCAAATCCTAAATTTTCCGGTAAAACTTTTTTTGAAGAACTTCAAGAATTTTGTCCCGAGATTTTTTTAAAAGAATATGAAACTAATTTTACTTTTGATGGCGACTCCATAGAATTTATGACTCTTGCATTCTATAAGACTAATGCTAAGGCAACTGTTAAAGAACTTATTGACTATAAGGTGCGTTTCTTGCAGAAGATTAATGAATTCTTGGTTAAAAAACGGCGTTTCCTTGATAAAGGTCTACTTCAATATCCTTGCCGAAATCCCGGTTGGGCTGTCTTCTACACAAATCCAATGAATGTTGCTATGTTTAATTCTGGAACTTATCATATTAATATTACAATTCCATCTCTGCTTGGAGCAAAAGTAGAAGATGAACCTCCTCCTCTTCTTTATCCACAAATCTTTGAACAACAGCATAAACAGGCTATCTTAGTTTACCAATGGTTAGAACCTCTTCTTATTGCTATCTATGGAACACCAGATCCATTTTCTTTTTCAAATCCTGAATTTTGTAATGCTTCACAACGATGCGCTATGAGCAGATATATTGGTATTGGAACTTACGATACTGCTGAAATGAAACAAGGTAAAATTCTAACAGTGGAAACTAAATCATTAAAAGCTACTTCTTATCCATTTTGGTGGTATTCACGCTATCATGAAAAAAGTGCCTATCGGAAGTTGGAAAAGATTGGGCTTGATATTAATTATAAGAAACATTTCAATCATGGAATTGAACTCCGTTTCTTTGATTGGTTTCCTGAAGACTGCCTTTATCAACTCCTTGAATTTATTATCTGTCTAGCAGATTGTGCTATTGAAAGACCTGAAGTTGATGATCCTTCTCTTTCAAAGACTTGGAATGATTTGGTCTTAGGAATTATGCAGGAAGGTAAGTGGTTTCATCTCAACTCTGAAATGATTGGATCTTTGGAAAAAGCTCTTGGAATTCATATTATCGGTTGTGCTGCTCTTGATATATTTGAAAATATAAGACAACAAGTTATTAAAAAATATAGGGGGATTTGTTGGAAAGCTATGTTATAGTACTTCCATCATTGTATAATATTCATCTATACGACCTTTACGAAGATAACTAGGATCTATCAGATCAATCATTTGTTTATCTTCATTACTTGTCATAATAATAATGACATTCTTGTAAAGAATAAGATCATCTATAAATGTATTATAGGTCATCTTATTATGAATTAATGTTGTAATTTCCTTATGCTTTTCAATTACTCCTTCATTTACATGACGAATTAATGTATTCACTTCTTCAAGAACAATCACTGTTGGAGTCTCATCAGATGGTTCTGTGTCCCTTAGAAGTAAGTGTAGAGTATCACCCGGATCAGTTGGATTAAACGAATGACAGAAAGTTCCATTCAGTTTCTTTGCTACTAGCAGTCCTATTGTGCTTTTTCCTGCTCCTGAAATTCCATGAATAAAGAATACTCCTCTTCTCTTTTCTTTGTAAATCTTGCAGATGTCTTCAATGATTTCTTTTTGCTGTCCCTTCGGTTCTAACCCTTGGACATCTAAACGTAGACGGGAATAGAATAGATTTGTATATCCGCCTTCACGACCAAAGATTAGAAGTGGTTCCTTCTCTATCTCTTCCTTCATAATTTCATCTATTGGCTTATCCTTTGCAAAGACTGATGTTACTTTTGTTGATTCTACTAACTTCAAGAATGAATCCTTTGTTGTAATGATATGAACTTCACTTGATCCAAATTCACGGGAATTTGCATATGTATAATAACCTATACAGTAAAAGCCAATAAAAGTTCCTGATGGAAAGAAATTGCCATACTGAAAGATTATTGTTGAACTAATTGTATTCTTGTGCAAGACCTTTATTGCTGCTCTTACTCGTTCTTCATCATTGCGAATTGTATAGTAATTTATTCCTATAAGCTTCAAAATAAATAGAAGTGGTGTTAGTATTGGAGTAAATAATGATAGTATTCCCAATCCTCCAGTAAAATACGATATGCTTGAAATAAAAGACATTCCTGCAAAATTATCTGTCAAAAAAAATAATCAATTTTATACCACGACTTGTTAAATAACAATAACCATTGCATCATTATCACCAAGTGTTATAATCCGAGAATTTTCAACAAACTGAATACGACCTGATAGATCATAAAAGTTCCTGTAGAGAATTCTTGCAGAATTCATATAATTTGTATATTGAATCTTTAGATTCTCTTCACTTAGAGTTTCCAGATACAGCCGTTTATCATTATTTGCCTTTAGTCTGTCAGTTGATGAAATTAAAGGAAATAAACTGGATGAAATTACATACTCAATTGCTAGAAACTTTGCAATTACAGATGATGTTGTGTTTACTATAAGTGACTTATTATCAGGTAGCTCAACTGAAAGAAGATTATAGAGAACCGATCGCGATCGCTTTCGTGTAACAGGTGGTGGCGCTACTAACCGTGGTGCTTGCATCCCCAGCACCGAGGAAGCAGGTGCTGGAGTAGGTGTTTGTGGAGGCACAGGAGTTGGTGCAGGTGCAGGCGGCATATCAATTAGTGGTGGCATATCATCAAATATTGAATGTAAACGATGCCAATACAAATCACCCTGCCGAATAACTTCAATACTGTTCGGAATCTCATCTGGAATCAAATGAACCATTTCTGGCAAAACCGATCCGGTTTCTGTTATATTATATAGTGCATTTGGATTTGAATTATTTTGGAGACTTTGTGCTAGATTAGGAACGTATGAAATCATTTCATTAGGACTTACTCTAAGTGTGCTACGATTGTATAAAATCCATTCAGGAAAATGTGTCGGCCAAGACTTGCAGACAATATAACCTCTTCCCGGAAAACGAATTGAATCAAAATAATGGGCATTATGAATCTTCAAGAATGACCAAAATCCAAGATCAGTTAGATTCTTATTATTTATTGTCTTATAAACAAGTGATTCATCAATGTAAGTCGGATTATCACCCGAAAAGAATAGTCTTCCGGAAGGAAATGAATTATGCTCAAAACTATTTGGTTTTATAACTATCCGTAGAACTTCAATAAGTTCACTGCTAGAATATGCTAGTGCATCATTACCTGATTCTGGTACCCATACATATTGCTGACTATGCATGAAATAAACTACTTAAAAGAAGGCTTTATTAAGGGCTTCAAATTTAGGCGTTTAAGAGTTTAAAATTGAAGAGTAAAAAATCACATTTAGGTAGGTAATGCGTTTTTGTGAACTCTGTGATAATTATTTGTTTGTGTCTGCAAAAGGCGATAAGTTGGAACATAAATGTCGTAAGGATGGCATTACAATTGAAATGAAGCCTACAAATGCGGAAGAAGCACTTATCCTTGAAACACATTTTCGTGCAGATATTCAAAGTCAAAAGACCAAACAGTCTTTTATGAATGAATTTACACGTGCGGATCCTACTATGCCCCACTTGCATAATGTAAAGTGCCCTAATTCTGCTTGTGCAACAAATACTGCTGAAGCTAAGGATAAGGATATTATTTATGTCAAGACTGATGTTAAAAACCTGCTCTTTGAATATCAATGTCAAATCTGTAACAAACAGTGGAAGACTTAAATTTAGACTGTGGTAGATATAAGAGTATAATATCTTTAATTGAATAGGGATTATGAGCGCGAATGGAGGTGCTGGTCTTCTTGAACTAGTGGCACGTGGAAAAAAAGATACATTTTTTTCAGGTGAACCTAAGATTAGTTTTTTCCATTCTGTATATCGTCGGGCTTTGCCCTGGTTAAGAGAAACTCGTTATCTGATTCCACGTAATGAAGTGGATTTTGGTTCATATGCTGACTTTTATTTAGAACCTGTTGGTGATTTTATTAAAGATATTTGGCTCATTATTAATCTTCCTACATGGCTTCCTGCAAATATTGCAGCCTTGAATGGAACTTCACTTGTACAAGATCTTTCGGGAAATTCATGGGGGTATACTAATTCTTGCGGATATTACTGTATTGATAAAATTCAACTCTTTCAAAATCAACTTATGATCTATGAAGATTATGGTGAAGCAATGTACTTACGGGGAAAAAATAGACTAAAGATTGATAATTCTTCTGTTCTTAACAGACTAAGTGGTGGTCTCCGAGTTGAAAATGGATTTGCTCTTGGTCTTCAAAGAAATGCAACACCTGGTCAACTAGAAATTAGATTACAACTTCCTTGTGATAATTTATCCACTGATTTTGGAATTCCTGTTGGAGCATTACAATCTTTTTCTATGAAAGTGCGGGTCTACTTACATCCTGTTTCTCGTATTATACAAAATACTGCTGGATCTTTATCTCCTAATCCTTTTGCAAAAACTTTTCAAATCAAGACATCTTCAACTGGTTCATTTACCCAATTTCAGACTAAAGATAAAAAAGATTTTGGTAGACCTCATCTGCAAATTAGGGCTCAATATGTTTATATTGATGGGGAAGCACAACGTCTTTTGCGGGATAATGAATTCTATATTGCAATTAAAAAATGCGTAAAAAATGAATTTACTTTGGAAGATTACTTTTTTAATTCTAGTAGTGCACCTACTCTTAGAAAAAATATGGAAATTTATGGTTCTGCTCAACGTCTTCAAATTGTTTTTCAGACAAGTGCCAACTATCTTGCAGGTGCATGTTCTGATTATTCTCCTGTTTCTGGATCTTGGTTTACTTCGCTAACTTTATTAATTCATGGATTTGATCGTCTGGGTATTTATGATCCAACTGTATTTGAAACAGTTACTCCATATTGCCATAATAATGGAATTTATCTTTCCAATGTTTATCAACTTGATCTAGGATCAGATGATTTGGGAATTCCTGCAGGAACTTTGAATTTTACAGAAGCTGAAAAACCTGAGCTGCAGATCACTATGTTTGATCAAATTGCTGATCCAAGAACTGACTTACGAAAAACTTATTTGCGCGTTTATGCTGATACTTGGGACATTCTTTTTATTGGATCTCAAATTATGAAGTTGCCTTTTGTTTAGATCTAGCAGAGTTATATTTTTTAAAAATATACTTTAGAATGGATATTTTTACACAATTGTTCTGGTTTTCTTTCATGCTTTTTATTGCTTTATCAATGTATTTAGTATGTTGCACGAAAAAAACTCCTATATTTTATTTGCAGATTGCTTCTGGATGTGGTATGTTTATAACTAGTAAGATTGGTCGTAAGTTTTTGGGCTTAGAATGATTTAAAAGTCGTTATCCGGACCATAAGGAGGAGTATGCGATTTCTCAAGATCCTCTTGGTCCAAAGACCTTCCCTCAAAGTTCTGAGCCTGCTGAATCCGTAGACGGACTGTACTCGTAAACTTTGTTGAATCAGTCGGCTGGTGATTCTTACGCTTCACCCTAATAATTGCATCATCGCTGTCCGAAAAACCATCTTTAATCTCCTCATCATAGACTAACATACCCATCTGCTTTATTGTTGGCTTAAGCCTACGAATAATTGGAACAATTGGCATATCAGACACATTCTTATTGTAAGACTGTGTCTGGTAAATTTTCTCATTAATAACACCCTTCGCTGCTGCCGCCTTGAAATCTGGAATAGGTCGGAAACTTTGTGCAGATACACTGACTCGTGGCGGACCTAGCGAAGGAAAATCATTAGTACTTGTCAGATTTAGAGTTGGCTCCTTCGGAATCTCCTTGATAGGAGCAAGCCTGCTCCTTGGATTATTTGGAGTCCAAACACCCCGCCTATTGCTAAACACATTGCTATCCGACATTTTGTTTCTTTAAGAATTGTCTGCCCTTTGAATTTGGTTAATAGGGGTTCAAATTTTTTAATGGCCAAATCAGGATTCTTTTTAAATATTTATATAAATAGATGGGATCTTCTTCTTCAAAATCTAGTACTCCTACAACTTCTCCCCCTTCCGCTCAGCCTTCTCCTTCTTCACTTTCTAAAGTAGTTGCTATTAAAGAAAATGCAATATCAAAGTCAAAACAACAACCGATTACTCGTTTTAATTTACAATTAGCACAAATGGTGAATAAAGTTAAAAATAAATTAGAATCGCTGCCGAATGATAGTACTGAATTAGATGCAATGAGAAATGAATCAATTGATAAATTTGGAGAAATTGTTTTACCTGAAGTTTTAGTAAAAAATAAATTTGGCTTATATGATTCTTCTCTTAAAAAACAAAGAGTTGATATTATAATTAATCTATTAACTGTATTATCAAATTTAAATATTATCTTTCTTAAATTATTTCTAAAATCAAAAGAATTAGATGATTTTATACAAAATGGACAAGTTATACATCCTAGAATGAGTTCTCCTGTTTCGCCAAATGGTACTTATATAAAAAATTATTTTACTATTGTTACTAGTATTATAGGATTATCATTTGAACAAATGATAAGTGATACGAATGAGACAAGAAAGCAACCCTCTAATTCACAAAGATTTTATGAATTAGATAATAATGAAATACAGAGAATAATTGTAAAATATATAAATTTAAGTGCGGTTCCTATAGGAGCAATTAATAATCTAGAAGGACTTTACTATACAATTGAAAAAAGCAGGCTTACTTACAGTGAAAATCACTATGAGGCTAAAGAATACTTTGCCCAAGAATTCAAATTTGATAATATTAAAGATTGGGTTGCAACAGAAAAATATGGACCTCTTGGAGGAACAAAATTTTACCGTAAGCATTCACGGCAATTAAGGAGTTCATCTAGAAATAGAACTCGTAAAAACTAAATGGATTTTAATTATTAATTACCACCTCTTAGACGAAGAACTAAATGCAATGTTGATTCCTTCTGAATATTGTAATCACTCAATGTGCGACCATCTTCAAGTTGCTTTCCAGCAAAAATGAGTCGCTGTTGGTCCGGAGGAATTCCTTCTTTGTCTTGAATCTTCTGCTTCACATTCTCAATGGAATCGGAGGGCTCAACATCCAATGTAATCGTCTTTCCTGTAAGTGTCTTAACAAAAATCTGCATCCCGATATATTATTTATACAGATTTTTATTTTAAGTGTATTTTATGCTTAGAAGCCAAAGCCCTCCTCCTCAACAGGTAGAATTCCAAGAATTGTATTCATCTTTGGTGTCTTCTTATTTGCAAGATAAAGGCACCACTTATCCCATGACCAATAATCATTATCCCGAATATCACACCACTCCAGCATCTCCTCATAGTGCTCAATCTTCTTAATAAGATCATCAACCTCCTCCTCATCCTCAGCAGTCCATGCTGCCTTCTTTGTAAAGCGACCTCGGCGGAGGGTTGCGCGCTCCAGCATATCTCTCCAATAATGTGCAGGCAGATTACTATCCATTTCTAATTATGATGATTCTTTACTTTAGCTCTGCTTTTACTATTTGCTAGCATAGGTTTCAATTTTTTTTTATAGTTAAAATATTCTTATATATAAATGCTTTGTTGCTGGAAAAAGAATACAGAAAAAAAAACTTTATCTAAACCTCTTCTAGCAGAATCAAAATCAGTCACTGGTGAACCCAAAATTCTTACAGAAAGAAGATCACCTTCGGTTCCTGTTCAAATAAAAACTTTTTCTCCTCCTCCTCCTAAATTAGACTCAGCCTATTCATCTCTTCCTCCTTTACCTCCACCAATTTATGTTAAATCTGAATTATCTTCTGTAAAGCCTGAGCCTACTCTAGAAGTTATACCTGTTCTAGTACCTTTTCCTGTAGAAGTTATGCCTGTTCCTGCACCTGTTCCTGCAGAAGATAACCCTGTAGAAATTAAGCCCGAACAGGCACCTATAGAATCCAAACCCATCCAAAAAAAGAATTTAAAATCAACTAAACGTATTTAACTTTTTACGATGAGCACATAACACACTCAGATTCTTCCTTCTGTGTTGAAGGAGCAACCTGCTGAACAGGCTCCACTGTAAACTGCTGTGCCTTTACTACTGACTTTGTCCGCAGATAATAAATACCTGTCTTGAGACCCTTCTGCCATGCATAGACGTGCATACTAGTCAGCTTGCGATAGTCCGGATCTCCAACATAGAGGTTTAGTGACTGACTCTGGCATACGTAGGCTCCACGATCAGCAGCCATATCAATGAGTGTCTTCTGCTTCATATCCCATACAGTCTTATAGAGTTGCTGAAGATCTGAAGGAATTTCTGCTAGACCCTGCACAGATCCGTTGTTTCCAATAATCCGATTTTTCACATCGGCATTCCACAAACCTCTTGCAAGAAGTTCATTGATTAGATACTTGTTCACTAGAATAAATTCACCTGCTAGTGTCCTCCTAGTATAGATATTACTCGTAAAAGGTTCAATGCACTCATTGTACCCAAGAATCTGACTGGTTGATGCTGTCGGCATTGGGGCTACAAGAAGAGAATTCCTTAGACCAAAAGTCTGAATATCCTTCTTGAGTGTTGCCCAATCAAGATCTGGATGCTCAACCGGATCTACAGACCAAAGATCAAACTGAAGCTGACCCAATGATGCAGGAGATCCCTTGAATGTGGAATAAGATCCTTCATCCTTTGCCAATTCCATTGACTGCTGAAGAGCAGCATAATACATATGTGCAAAGATCTGCTTGTTTAGAGAAACTGCTTCGGGGCTTTCCCAAGGAATATGAAGAAGAGCAAATACATCTGCCAGACCCTGCACTCCAAGCCCTACTGGACGATGACGCATGTTTGACTTCAAGGTTTCCGGCGTAGGATAAAAGTTAACATCAATCACACGATTCAGATTGGCTACTGCTAGACTGACAACACGACGGAATTCAGTAAAGTTAAACTTGCCATCCTTGATATATGCCGGTAGAGCCATTGATGCCAAGTTGCAGACGGCTGTCTCATCTGGAGCAGAATACTCAATGATCTCAGAGCAGAGATTTGATGACTTGATCACACCCACATTCTTCTGGTTGCTCTTCCTATTACAGGCATCCTTGTAAACTAGATAAGGTGTTCCAGTTTCAATCTGCGAATCTAGAATGTCAAACCATAACTTCTGTGCCTTTACTGTCTTACGACCTACTCCAGCCTTCTCATACTTCTCATAGAGTGCAACAAACTCATCGCCATAACAATCTGATAGGCCGGGAGCCTCCGAAGGACAAAAGAGTATCCAATCACCATTATCAACTACACGCTTCATGAAGAGATCCGGAATCCATAGCGCATAGAAGAGATCACGAGCCTTTTCATCTTCAGATCCTGTATTCATCTTCATCCGAATAAAATCAGCAATATCAGCGTGCCAAGGTTCAAGATAGACTGCAAAGGAACCATTACGCTTTCCACCTCCTTGATCAACGTAGCAAGCCGTGTTATTGAAAACACGAAGCATTGGAACAATTCCGTTTGAAACACCATTAGTCCCATGGATAATTGATCCCTTTGCACGAATATTGTGAATATGGAGACCAATTCCACCACTGTGCTTGCTAATCGTTGCACAATCCTTCAGTGTATCGTAGATTCCAGCAATAGAATCCTCCTTCATGGCCAAGAGGAAGCAGGAACTTAGCTGCGGCTTAGGAGTACAACTATTGAAGAGGGTTGGAGTTGCATGTGTATATAACTTCTGACTCATTGCATCATATGTCTCAAAAGCCTGCTCTAGATTATTAGGCCATAGCTCTAGAGCAGTACGCATCCACATATGCTGAGGCCTTTCCAAAACCTTGCGCTTCTCATCCCGCAGAAGATATGACTTTTCCAGAGTCTTGAATCCAAAATAATCAAACAGATAGTCACGATTATAGTCCAAACGGGACTCAATCTTGGTACCATGCTCTTCCATAAGACGAACTAGCTTATCAGAGACAGCCGGCTGCAGTTCACCCTTTGAATTCTTTACAGATGCAAGAAGTTTAACAACTTCTGAAAAGTTATCCGGGGTATTCTTGTGGTGATTACTTACTGCAATCCTAGATGCTAGAATTCCATAATCAGGATGCTCTGTAATGTAGGAAACTGCGGTCGTACAAGTCAGTTCATCCAAATCACTAGTCTTAATTCCATCAATAATTGATCCAAGAACCTTCTGAGAAATCATTGTTGAATTAACAGAAAGACCATCTGCAACTGCACGAATACGAGCAGTGACCTTATCAAAGCTTACATCTTCCTTTTCACCATTGCGCTTCACAACCTGCATATCTATGTTATTACTCATTCCTTTGTTTGCCTAAGAACGCAGCTTTGGGGTTTTCAAATTTATTGTTTACATAGGATAGAATGTATGCTATATTTTTACTTATCTTAATCCTTTTACTAGGACTAAATGTAGTTACAGCCATGAAAAATGGATATCTAAATTCTCTTGCTCCTCTTGTTGTTACAGTTCCTGCAACAAAAACAGAATCTTTCTTAAATCCTCAACAGGCTGATGCAGACTACAGGCTTCTTACAGATGTACTTCCTTCATCTGATCCTAAGAGTGTCATTGTTACAACTAATAATTCAGAAACTTGTAGGCTTTTAGATGATTCTATTTCACTCCAAACTGCGTCTGATTATTCCCAAAGAACTAATAATTATAAGCGTGATTATCCTGATAGTTGCTCAAGTCCCTGGCATGAATTAACACTAAATTTCTACCAGACTTCATCACAAAAACCTATACAAGCGACATCTACAAAATGTTAATCATCTGTAAATAAACACTTTGTAGATTCCTTATTCTTTATTTCCCATTCTTTATATTTTTGGTCAAAGTCAGTCCAGAACTTTTGATATGCAGGATATCCAATCTCAGTCCACCAAAATTTATTTCTGTGAATTGTCATCCAATGACTATTCTCTAAAATCCAGAATGTCTTCTCTACTATAAATTCACCCTCTTTGATCTTTGGTTGCCAATTATTTACTGTAACAGATAAGCCTTGACTAAAAGGACCATATTCATATCGCAATGAATAATCACTCTGAATTACTGCTAGAATACCACACCATTCTTTTGTATCTTCCGGCAATTCCATAAATTGCTTAAATTTCATCTCCACAAATTCAACAATAGGACAATTCAGAACTTCCATCTGAATCTGTGTTTGACAATAATAATCATGAAGAATCTCCTCTTCAATCGGTATTCGTGTGATAGGACACTTAATTTCTATAAGATTTCCTTTGTAAGAACCTTCCTCAATTAATCCATCTGGACTTGCAGCCAAATTCTTACAGGTTTCATGCACAATCCGACCGATGTTATCTAAGATATTTCCCCCATCAAAGAACATCTTACTTGCTAAAAGTCTTGCAATTGGCTCAAAACGATGACCCCAAATTGTTGCAGGAAGAAGAAGATTACTATTTGATACTCCTACAGGAGTTGCATCCCCTGTGGGTGATGTAGGTGACATAGGTGACATACACGTTAATCCTTGATTCATCTTTTCAAACTTACGTTCATATACGCTTTTTCTAGCAGATGGTGAATTTCCTACAATATATCCAAATTCACTGGCTGTTAGAAGCTTAACTTTTTCTGCATGCCATTCTGCGGTGTGTTGTTCAGTTTGCTTTTTTGACTTTACAGAATCTACGAAATCATTTGCTTCTTGCAGTGTGAATTTCTTAGTTTTCTGTTTTGTCCAATTCATTGCAGTTAAAAGAAGACAATCTATGACTTCGCGTTCTTTTAATTGTGTTTCTTCAGTTCGTTCAATATGATTATTTACTGAATCCCATTCATCCCAAATATCATCTCTAATGTATTCAAGTTCCCATGTATCAAGTGGAAAATTTCTATCTTCTAATTTATACCATTCCCCAAACCATTGACATATATTTGAATACATCTCTATTTCTATTCCTCCTTTTCTTCCTGTGTCCGACTCCTCCTCTTTGTTGCTCGTGGTATTTCTATCTTGAAGGTTCGTCCTGATTCTGTATGAGAAACTATTAGTCCTTTTATATCTTCAATTTTACAAGTTTCGGTATTATAATTTATTACTATACGCGTCTTTAGAACTCCTCTGTCTAAGCCAGAAAGAAGAGTTTGTGTTAATGCACCCTTCTCATGCTCATTCAATCCTGGATATTCAGAAGCATAATTCTTTAAACGATCTATCTTTAAGCCCCTATCCAACTTTATCCAAGGCTTTGTTAAAGTATTCTTATTTTCTGATGCAAAAAAAAGATCCATTCCTTTTTCAACACTTTGGACAAAATCAAAAGGGCTGGATAATTGAATTAATGGTTGGATTGGAGCTGGTTGGAGTGGTTGAGCAGAGGGTGCCGGTGTTACTCCTAGTGTATTTATAATAGTCTTTGTTCGTTTTATAGTCTTTGCTCTTTGCATCCTATATGTAACTAGCGTCCCCCTTTTAAATCACCCGACTTGATATCTCCAATGCCCTCTGTAGTAATTTTTTTGTAGATTCATCAAGATCACAATTTTGATTCCATCCAAATGGATCTTGCATAGAGTTTATTTTTTTATTATACAAGATTGTTGTTACATTTCCTGACACAGGTACAGTTAATTCTGCAAACATTTTAGGTGTTTTCTTATCTGTTTTCCATTGTATTTTATAAAGATTCCATTCACCTCTTGGAAATAATTCTTTTCCTTGAGGAGCTGCTGAATACGGAATAACATGATAATTAAAAAGACTCATACATAAAATATTTATGTTTGCTTTATGTGATCCCATTTCGTTAAAAAAGATAATCTAAATTACACTCATTAATTAGGGTATGAATAGACCAACTGCTACGTTCCATGGAATGAATCCCCAGCAAAGAGATAATAAACTTTCTATGCTACGAATGGATCCACGCGGATCACTGCCCTTACCTGATCCAACTCTTGTTGGAAGACCACAAGGTAATTCATATAGAAAAGAGGAAAAGAATCCTGCAACTGAATTTGTTGGAACTGAATTACCTCAGAATGGAGTTCGTCTTCGCATGGAGCCTAATAATCGCGATGCTATGAATTCAAGAATCCTAGAAGGATCACAATTCACGGCTGCAAGAAATATGACATCTGGAGATAAACCTATTGTTCAAGATATGAATCCTGTTAGTGCCCGCAGAACTGTTGCTAGTTACAAGCAGGCCATTGAATTCTTTCCAGATGTTGAACCTGTTATTACTTCTACTGGAGTTCAGCCACGAACGGCATCTATGATAGCACCTCCTCGTTTTATGGATAATCCTTATTTACAGAGACAAGATGCTATCGGTGAACCACGACAGATTATCCGTGAACTCAAGTCAGCAGTCAGTGAAGATAATCGTGAACTCTATTTACATAATTCTCAAAAGTTAGCTGATCGTAATTTTTCCCATTTTTGGATACCTCCTGCAGAAGAGAAAGAACAAAAGAATTCAAATCTACAAGCTTATGAATTATTAAAACCCAAACTTGATGATTTTTCAACCGATTATAGAAAATTTAATTATAAGTAATCTTAACTTAGTCTTAACTTAATCAAAACTGACTACTACATTTACTTCATGCTGATTTACTATCTTCATCGCTGAACGTGATAACTCGGTGCGCTGGCGTCTTCCTGAAAGTAGTTTCTTGCTTTCCTTTGAATAATGCTCTTTAATACTGCTGTTCATATCTTCTTCAATTGCAACACGATGTTCTTCAATATAATCTATAATCTTCTTTTCAATAAACCATCTGAAAAAATTTAGTTGTCCAACAGTTGTCATTATTGGCTCTTGATTCAATGCTTCAAACATAATTCGTTCCCTCCTGCAGAATGGATCAAATAACTTCTTAGAATATGCTTTTAGTTCTCTTTTATAGTTAAAGTGAACTAAGAACTGCTTTGTGCCTAGAATATAAGATGTATTATTCTTCTTTGCATAATTAGTTATAAACCAATCCACTAGACGTAGACTTATTGCAGATTCACCCTTAAGAATCGGTGTAACGCGTTCCAAATTACCTGATTGATTATAAAATACCTGTAGATTCTGAACAATAAAATCTTGTCTGCATTGGACACGCGCCTTCTGTGTAGTTGAACGAGAATCCTCCTGCATTATAACCTACTTTCTTTTGAAGAGTTTAAGTTAGAAATTTTTTAACGCAGTGAATTAGAGATGTCAAGAAGAGCTACAAGAAGAGTTCCACAGCAAGATGATGATAATGAACCAAATCCTTTTGCTTCTCGTGCTCCTGTACAGTCAGCTCGTTCTCTAAGAGCGTCTCGTGGTTCACCTGCAGGTCCTGTGATACCACCTCTGTTAAGCCCTGCAGAACTTGCTAAGAAGGCTATTGATGATTTTAGAAAATTTGTAGCAGAAGATCCTGTAGTAACGGATTATGCAAAAAGTTTTGGACCAAGGGCTGCAAAACGTGTTAAAGAACCTAAAGAAAAAATTGGCTCTATATTCTTAGAAACTTCTGCTAATCCTAACGCGCAAGAACAAAAAGATAAATCCAAAATTGATTTTGATACTTTACAACAAAAGCAAGGAGAAATTTATAAGAACTCAAAGTTCTTCGGCACTTCTTGGAAAGATTCAGAAGCTAGAGAAACAGAAGATGGAGATATTCCTTTTGTTTCTTGCAAGGAAGATTTTGAAGTTGCTCTTTTTCCTGTCTGTAAAAAATTACAAGCTGCTCTGACTGTAAGCTTAAAAGATATTCGGGATCAACAAAATGCCAAAGTTAAAGCTGCACGACCTATCACTGATCCTGCTGTTCTTCAACGATTTGATGATGCTGCTACATCTGCTGGTACATATCCTGCACAAAAATCTATCTTTAAGTCCAAAGCTCCAGGTGCTCCAAGATTTATAGGAGCGCCAATATAATTCTTTCATAGAATAGATGGGTGAAAATATTAATGAAAATACTATTCTACAATTTTCAAGAAATTTAGGATTTTTAAGGACAAAAAATGATGGAAGTATTGAATACACAAATGGATTTTCTAGAGATAAAGCATTTAATCTGTATAAGAGCTTGCATAAAGTTCCAGGTTCCTCATCTCCTGATGATATATTACCTGCATTACTTCTACTGTACAAAAAATCATTACGAGCAGAGAATATCAAATTAATTAATGAAAATTCTGGCTTGGGATATCGCTATCGTATTATTGATATTATTCGGGATAGAAATCCAGAATTGTTCCAAAATGATAATAATGCTCAATCAAATCTTAGATCAATGCTAGAAAAGGAAGATTTTAGTGAAAAAGAAATAGGCATTTTTATGAAACAAAATAATTAATACATAATAGGTATGAATTATTTATTAAAGTCAAAATATGCCCTTTATTCTGCAGTTGTTTTCTTTCTGTTTGCAAATCCTTACACTTATACTCTAACACAGGGCTTCTTTGGATCAATACTTCATATTGCTACAAATGATTGTCCAACTGTCTATGGTATTTTCTTTCACACATTCCTTTTCTTTCTTGCAATGTTTGGGCTAATGACTGTTCCTTCATTGGCTACTGGTCAGTAATTCTTTTCTCATTATATCAGATGAAATTAAAAGTATTGTTTTTGCCGTCGTTGCAAACGAATACCGTTCATGTACAAATTTTGCGGGATTATATGATTTAATATTCTTTAGGAAAATGGGAAAATCTTCTTTCCATTTTTCTTCTGTTGATTTTATACCACACTCTTCTGACCAAGAACATATACTTGTCACAGAACCACTCATCATTAGTGAACCTCTTGTATATGACTTCTTATCTATACAAAAGATTGGACATCCACATGCCATTATTTCTAATGCAGCTAATCCTTGCGTCTCTTCATTATCTACCATAATACAAAATTTACTACTTTGTGCAAGATTACGCAACATTTCAGGTTTGTAAAAATGATAACAAAGTAATTGTCCTTTTAATCCATAAAAATTATGAAAAAGAAATCCCCATACTCCTTCTATTTGTGTTGCATTTTGCGATTTATAATAAATAAAAAAATCATTCAGTTTTCTTGTATTTGATGGGACAAAATAAGATGTATCTATACCTGATTCCCATATGTAAATATTTTTTATATTATTTATTATTGATTTCTTTATAGGAAAAAACTGATCTAGCCAATCTATCACCCAATAGGAAGTAAATGTCATATTTTTGCTGTATTTCCAAATTAAATCTTTTTCTGGTTCTTGTGTAACACCCATACTAATAGGATTAGCTGCATGTATTGTATTTTCTGGTAAAAGACAAGGATGTAAACGAGCACTTAAATTTATATTAATATCTCCTTCATCATTTATTAGAACTAAACAATCTGGTAGCACCTGTTTTAATCCAATTATTAATCCAATTAAAACAACCGTTGGACCTCCCGCTGGAAAATGACCAGTGTCTATCCATATTCCAATCCGCATTAATATGTGTTACTTTATTCTTTTATTTCATTAGACGCATTTTATGCTTGAATTTCTTCATATAGAGACTTTAACTCTGTATCCCAAACTAGGAGATGTGCATCCTTCTTTGCCTGCTGACCATGTCCTTCTCTTAGTGTTGAATCTAACATATACTTCTCAATACCCAGACAATATTCATGCGGATCAACACACGTCGCAGATCCTCCAAGAGCGCCAAAACCTATCGGAATATAATATTTGATATTTGAGGGTACAAGAATACTATTGCTAGGTGTGCAAAATTCATTTAATCCAGGAATATCAGGAACTACTTGCGGAATTCCTACACCCATCTGCTCAAGTTGACAGAGACCAAAACCTTCACCTTCTGTTGTTGATACTCCAATGTCAGCCGCATTATAAAGATTATTAATTTCAGAATCTGGTAGTGCCATATCTGCATTACTTACCATTAAACGTGTTGCATACATATCAATCGGAACATTTCTTTCCCGAAGTTCACTCAAATAAATTTCAAAGAGCGCATGACCACCCTTTTCACCTTTATCACAAACACAAAGCAGGAAAATTGGCTTTGTAGGATACTTTGTAATTAATTCTACAAAAGACATAATTAACAAATCATACCGCTTTCTCGGCGAATTACGATTTAGATTTAACATTAAAAATCCATTTGATGGAATTCCTAAGTTCTGACGTACCTTCTGCCTATCAACTTCCTTAAAGATATCCGGTGAATAGCCATGACGCAGAATACGAATCCGCGGCTTAGGAGCATCACCTAGAAACTGTTTTTCAAGTATTGCCTTCCACTTATCAGTAAAGGCAAAAACAACTGAAGCTTCGCGGCGAATAATATCCAAAAACATTGGACGCTGAACTTGATAAACCTGATCAAGATAGATTATTAACTTGTAACGACGACGTTCATCTGCATTTAACTGCTTTGACATTTCTTCCAAAAACTTGCAGATTACTAGTGCATCATTGTAGATAATCACTACATCAGGCTGAACCTGCTTGATTACTTCGGGTAAACGCTTGTATCCAAATCCTTGATCAACTGGCTGTTCCATTGCCTGCGCATCATAACTTACTACATTTGCAGGATATAGACGATAATCTTGAATATTTGTCTTTGCACGCTGAAAACCGTAATGGTGAAGGTCTACATCCGGCTTCTTTGAAAGATACTTTACCATGTTCCACGTAACTTTGCTATAACCTGTAAACTGCTGGATATGAGTTCCAACAAGAAGAACCTTCTTTTTCCTATTCTGATTTTGAATCATCATCTGTGATTCAACACTCTTAAGAATGTCCGCTGATATAGGACCATTCTCCGCTTGCAATGAGGAAAGAAGAGCCAAAAGATTGGAATTCATATAGTTAATTTAAGTTTGTTGGGTTTAAATACCGTTACTGATTTAAATATTTAAATCTAATATTATTTAGGAATGAGAAATAAGAAAAAGAATATCTCTAAAAAACTAAAAGAAGAAGTCTGGATAAAACACTTTGGAGAAATCTTTTCTGCAAAATGTCCTATTAGTTGGTGTTCTCATAAAATTACTGTGTTTTGTTTTGAAGCTGGTCATAATATTCCAGAATCTAAAGGAGGTCGCACCGCAATTGATAATTTAATTCCCATTTGCGGAGAATGTAATCGTTCTATGGGTGATCGCTATACAATTACTGAATTTAGTAGTCTTCATGAAGCCTCTAAACCTACTCCTCCTAATACTCCTACTGTTCATGTTGTCAAAAAACAAAATTTCTTTCAAAGATTATTGTGTTTTAGTCAAAAAATTCCTGCACCAACTCCTCAAAGAAGAATTTCTTCTCGTTCTTCTGTTCGTAATTTATTTTATAAATGAATTGTCTTAATATCAGATTCTTTTTCATTCTCAATTTCATTCATTGCTGCTAATATTGATGATTTAATATTTATTTTTCTAGTTATCCAATATTTTGTTAAATTTTCTTGTAATTGATCTAATACATGCGTATTTGAATTTATTTGATTTATTATGTTTGCTGCTGCTGTCCAATCTTGGGCCATTAAAATTACACCATTTCCAATTAGATGTTCATATACCTTATGTTCTTCTGATTCTGTTCCTATACAAATTGGTATACATCCAGCTTCTAATGCTTCATAGACTCTAAATGTTTCATAATTTACACCTTTTGGGCATGGTATAAATTTAGACTCATTTAACATATTAGTATATTCTTCCGCCTCTGCTCTTGTTGGTGCACTCCATGTTTGTAATAACTTTTGTTTGTTAGATTCTATTATTGATAGGTTTTGAAGCATTTCAGCCCTTCCAACTTTATCCACAGAACCTGCAAAACTCCAAGTATACTTACGTTCACTTAATTTCTTATAGTTACTCTTTAAACTTCTGTCATTTACATATCCAAGCGGTATTGTTATTACCTTCTTAGAGCTCTTTATTTCACGAATATAATTTCTTATAACCAATTTTACTGCAGGATGCTCATAGATTTCTAGATTATCATTGCAAAATTCATCACTAATATGTAATAAAATTACTTTTTTATTTTGTTGATTCAAGTTATCTAATTTTTCAATGATTAAATCTTTCATGCCTTCCCATTTCTGAATTAATAAAAAATGAATTTTGTGATCGCCAAAAAAAATTTCTCTTAATCCATAAAATTCAATTGGCCTTCCAATTATCTCCTCTAACCATTCTCTTTCAAGACATTTGTTATTTTGGTTTGGTACAAAATACCAAACAGGTAAGGTATTCTTTACAATTGATGCTTTTGGTATTGATGAAACGCCCGGTTCTCCACCAATAATATCATTTGATAACTTTTTTAATAATTCTTCAAAACTTATCTGTATTATCATATTTGTTGATTTATCTTTCAATTTCTGTATGAAGTTTTTAATATCTTCTAATTGGTCTTCTGTATATTTTATAGATTGACTTATTAATATTTGTATTATAACACGTAACCAATTATTGTTCCTTTCATTTGATTCACATTTATCATAAATCTTCTCTAAAAAGTTTTTACTCATATTTAAAAAATCTTGTACTTTTCCTTGTGCAATTGTCATCAAAATTACATTTGCTTCAATATTTGAATCGTCCATCATTAAATCTTCTTCATAAGATGGCTTTATACTTTCTTTTATAGCTTCTTCATTTAGATCAAAATGCTCATTGTTATTCCAAAGATCCGAATCAAAATTATCCTTTCTTTCAAAATTATTAAACTCCGATGTTTGATATCTTGGATCTAAATCTTGAAAACATCCTGCAACAATAGGTCTTGTAAAATAAATATTTAGAGTATCCATATGATTCACAATCATGTGATCTCCACTTGTAAATATTCCTTTTTCCTCAATTATCTTTTGTATCTTCTTTGCACCTCTAGCAAATAGTATGTATGAATAATTACAAGAGTGAAAATACTTGCGTTTTACACCAGGATGAAATACATCATTTTCCTTTATTTTAACAAAGAAATCGTTTACAGGTTCAATTGCTGTAGCAAATGCAGCCTTATTTGGAGGAAGGATACCACCTAAATAAATTACATCTGCATCCGCAGGAATCATTTTTGATGCTTGCTCCCAAATTTGTAACCATTGGGGATGAAAACGAACATCATCTTCCAAAATTAAATATGTATATGAATCATCCTTTTTAGAAAGTGCTGACCACAGATTATAATGACTTACAGCACATCCTACTACCGCTTTCTTCCATTTAAAATCATTGCTGCGGAATAAATGCTTTAGTTCTGCTGTTAATTCTAATTTTAAACCATCGCATGCAGAAAAACGAGTTATGCTATTTTCCATATAGGAATGATGTTCTTTGAATGAATTATATCTATCAACACGACGATCTAAATTTATTACAAATGCTTCATCTATTGAAGATGCAAATTTTTTTTCTGGTATAGTGCTGTTTTGTATCACTTTTGTGCCCTCTGCAAGCTCTGGTATCACAAAAGTTGGTCTATTATTACTTATAGCAATTTTTATGTTTCCCCGATGATGAAAGAAGGGAATTGATCTTGTTTTTGCATCATGGTACTCAAAAACACTCCATTTACTCAAATTCTTTCGTGGCAGAGAATTACGAAAACTTAATATACTAAGTAATGACTGATCATGTCTATGTCCATAAAAGTTTTCTTTATCTTTTACCCATTTTTCACCAGAAATAATTTCCTTAGCTTTTGTATAAAAATATGCAATTTTTAAACAATTAATAACTTTCTGATTCTTAATATTCCATCCTATAACCCCTGCTTGGAGTTGCTGTGATTCTAACTCATCTTTAGAACAATTCATCAATTTAATAAAAGTCTCATGGCAAAAATGTTTATTCTTAATTATCGGATTTTGATCTTCTAGCAAGAATACTCCTTCATCTTCAATAATCTTTTCAATATCAGATATTGATCTTGTTAGAAGAATACCAGAATCCATGTAAATTCCAGAATTTCCTTTTTCAATCTCATTGTAAATAATCCAAAGCTTCCATGCATAATGTTGCGGATTCCAATAATCTTCCCATAAAGTTAATTTTGTATCTTTTTCCGGAAATGCTTCTATATTTATCTTGTTATATGTACTCTTGAGATGTTGTATCTTATCAGATGATACATCCAACCAATAATATACTGTTATATTTTCCTCCTTTGCTCCATTATTTATTAGACCATCTAACCAAATATAAATAATTGGATAAAATTTATCATTTACCGCTGTACAAAATTTCTGATTTAGTTGTTTTTCTACTACTTTTGATTGTACCTGTGGATTTTCTTTCTGTACTGCCGTCATTGCCGGAGGAAGTTCAATTGTTTTTGACTGTACTATTTTTGATTTGGTGAACGTATTTAGTATTATTTCTGCTAGTCTTTTCATCTGCTTTCTTGCATATTCCTCTGACTTTACTGGTAATGCAGGAATTGAATACATTGTTAACCATTTTGTTATATCTTCATCAACTGATTTAACCTCTGCTATTACTTGTTCCCATGTCTTTCCATGTGCATTTATTCCTCCAGCAGGATCAAAATCACGACTTAAATCCGGATCACCCCAATAAATTGGTATACATCCCGCAGCTTTAGAGTGAAAATATTTTTCTGTAATATAACCAGCTTGCTGTTCATTCTCAAAACATATGTTAAACTTATAATCTTGCAAGAAGTTGTGTTTTATTAATTCTCCTCCGCCTCCTCCTAATCCTCCTTCCAACTTTTGACTCATATTATTCTGTGAAGCTCCTGCAGAATCTACATGCTTGTATTTTGAAATTTCTCCTAGTGCTTTATTTCTGTGTTCATTCTTGGGATTACTTACAATGTAAGAACAAAACTTCTGCTTCTTTGTTATATAATTTAGAGGTGGCTTTGCACATATCTCATAGGGTATTGGCTTCGGATTTTGAATTTTATTTGCATCCGCTTTAAACCAATCAACCTCTAGAATCCATAAAGGTAACCGCAATGTCTGCTCATTAATTTCTGGATGATGACCGACACTTAGAATTAAATCGGGTCCACCTATATGAGGTGAATTTTCTCCACTAAAAAAAATCTTAGGTACATTACCATACTTTGTAAAATTGTTACCAAATGGTCCAAAAATAACTAATTGCGGCGATTCTTGATCTATAACTATTTCAATATCTAAATTATTCTTTTTAATATGATCTTCTAGCAAAAGTGTGAAGAAATTATAATTTGAATTAAATTCAGACCACATGTCTGAAAATGTAATCCTAAAGACTTTATTCTTCTGCTTTATTTGCTTTAAAGGTGACTGAAGCGCTTGTGTAAAAAAAATCTTATTCTTTTCACTCTTGTAATCATGCTCTGTTAAAAGATATAACTTTCTATGAGTTTGTGCATCAGAACTAAAATAATTTGTGCCATTCTTTATATCTTTTGTTAGATCCTCAAATCTTTTTGCTGCTGTTTCTATCTCATTCAAAAAATAATAATATCCTCCAGAAGTCCCTAATTTATTATTAATTATTTCACAGTTATGAACCATAGGGACATCTAACCATAGTGCATCTAGCAATAAATGCTTTAGAGGTTTCCATCTCTGATGCGTTATTAAAACACTTTGAAACTTTTTTAATTCAGGAATTGGTATCCTTCCAACAAAATTTCCAGAAACATCTTGGTTATTAAAAAGATTCCCTAATACATTATTTTTGAAATATGCATTTTTTTTTAAAGTTTCACCATTTGAAACTATCCAATCATTCACTAATTTTTTATCTTTTATTTCTGCAATTATACAAAGTGGAATTATACAATTGCTTGTATTTGTATTATTACTTTCTAGAACACAACAATGAATATTTGGATTGTTATTTTGATTCCATTTTGTTAAACCATTCTTTTTGCAGTATAAGTCTAAACTTTCGTGTTCCCAAATCCACGGAACCTTACGAACAGGTAAATTATAAATACGTTCTATGTAAATACTATTCTCAGCTGAATATGAATCAGGGATCCACACTTCGGAAATATTTGTCATCTTACGAATAAAATTACTATAGAAATATACTGAACTTTCCATGTCGTTGAAAACAGGTGGCTGTTGAAACCACATAATGCATCTCTTCGCAATCTGTGTCCGAAGATTTTCTGGTGTATAAAAAGATATCTCAAAAAGTATGTCAAATTGTTGCTTACTTTGAATAAATGAATCAATTGAAGAGCATATTATTTTCTTTTGTCTTAAAAGTTCAGTTATCTCAATAAATTGATTGGGATTTCCTACAGGCGATATAAATTGTACTGTGTGACCATTTTCACAACACCAAAATGCAAAAGCAAGAGCAGTTCTGTTGCTTCCTTTTGCAAATACGCTATCAGTGTCTAAAATATTAAAACCAATCAACATCCTAATTATTAAGTGTATGAAACGTTTAAACTTTTTACGCAGCCTCATTCTATCTTAAGTGGTACTGCATCATCAATTAATTTGAGCCAGGCTTTTTGATTTTCTGAATTATAAGGTGAAAATCTCCAGCTAAGTTCTTGTGATTGTGTCTTATACATTTCTTTGCGAAGGATGTGATTTGTTATTACATCCTCTATTGCTGCTATCGCAGAATCTAAATTATTATTTTCATAATAATAACCATAATCTTTAAAACAAGAAAAATTATGAATTACTGGAAATCCCATATGCATATGTTCTAAAAAACTATAGTTGTATTCGTTATTTACTGTATGTTGTAATAAAATATGATTATTTAAATGTTTTGAAACTGTGATTACATCTGCTCTTGGAAGTAAATGTAACTTACCTGCCTTGAAGATTTCTAATTCAGGTAAAATATTTTGTGCAAAAAAAGGATTATTCTTGAATTTATCGCCATTAACCACTACACAATCTTGCACTAAATGTGGCGATTTCTTAAATAAAGCTTCAACCATCATAATTGGAAAAAAACTGTTTTTCTGAAAACTAATATTTGGTTCCATTACTGTAAAACTATAGGGTGGAGACATTCTATGTTGGTAAATATCCTTATTAACTTGAATAAAACGAGAATCCCATACATACGGACACACCTTTGCTTTTGAAGTTATACCATTTATTCTACCAGAAAATTCTTTGTGGGCCCAATAATGTGGTGAAACCCAAATTTCATCTAGTCCTCCAATTACGTGGTGACTAAAATTCATTTCCGGATAAAACATTGGAGTTTCAATATCAATATTCAAAATATTTCCAAGATACACTTTTATAACTTTTGCTCCAATTGATCTAAAAGCATTTCTTATGTTTGGAGCACATGACATTCCCAACTCTATATATGCATGTAAACGAAATGGCGCCTTCATAAATGTGTCCATATCTGTTACTCTTATAGACTTATGTAACTCAGATTCAGGATTGTTCTTTACCGAATCCACAAAGAAAAATGGTTGATACCCGGCTGCTTCAAACATAGTATATAACACAAATACATTCTGAAAAAGTCCATTTGCCCAGAGATGGTGATCTGGTATCTTTGTTGTTGTTAGAAAAATTGCCTTTATCTCTGATGATGTTTTAATGCTAGAAAGTGAAAATTTAGGTTGAGAAATAGGTTGAATTATTGACTCTTCGGTAAAACCCATTATAATTTCATTGTATTCTATTTTAGCTAGATTTACGCGGTTCATTTTATAAACCTTGTATTTTATAGGGTGTGATATGTCTACGATTCTTTATTTTACAAGTGATCGTATTGCATTTACAAATGTTTCAGCAACAAAAAATGCTGAAACAATTCTACTAGTACCAGATCCACATCTGGGTAACTCATTATTTATTGGAAATAGTACTATGGTTATTTATGATGCAGCTTGTAATATTTCTACTTTTAATGGATCAAAAGCTTTAATGACTATAAATACAAATACATATCAAATTGGTATTGGAACTAGTTCTCCAACTACTGCTTTTGATGTGGTTGATTCACGTGGTATAAATATTGTGGGTCCTGCTAATATAACAGGTACTGTTTCTGGAACTTATTTCTATGGATCCGCACTTGGTCTTACAAATATTCCTGCAGCCCGGATTGTTGGTACTTTAACATCTGCTAATTTTTCTTCAGGTACTATCCCATCAGAAGCGATCATTGGTGGTGCTGGAACTAATCAAGCAAGTACTGCAAGCACATTCACAAGTTTTCTTACTGTTTTTTCAAGTATCTCTACTCTTGCTATCAGTACTGGTATCTTAACGGCAGATACTATTTATGTAAGTTCTTTGAATGCTATCAATATAAGTAGTGCTGCTCTAGGAAGTCTTGTTGGTGGTTCGGCAAATTTTAGTTCACTCAATACAAGCAGCATTTATGTAAACTATTTATCAAGTGCTACAGCAATAATAAATAATCTTTCAATAATAACTCTTTACACATCTGGTCTTGCTGTATTTGGTGGAGGAATATCAACAACATCAATTAGTACTGCATCAGCATATATTAATACTCTTACAGTTGGTTCCGCATCTATTGGTCAATCACTAAATGTTGCTACCCTGAACACAACAACTGCAACTACACATAGTAATTCAGTTTCAATTACAACTGGAGGTCTTACAGTTGGTGGACTAACTGTTCTAAGTAATGGTTTATCAACTACTACAATTAGTTCTCAATTAGGTTTCTTCTCATCACTTACTGTTAATTCTTTAA